CAACTGGCTTCACTTGTTCCAAACCGTCTACAAACCTGTAGGCAACTATAGATGTTAATCTATATTTGATGGCTGTGTTCCTCACATTAGTGAAGACACAAACAAAGGAGGTGTATGCAATGCATACAACATCAATTGTTAGCATCAATAAGGTTATTATCGATAGTATACCTCTTGATAAAGATCTAAAAAGATACTTTATTAAGAAGTATTCCTACTTATGTAGGCACAATGGTAAGCTTTATGCTGCAGACACCTTTTCCAAGGCGCGAGTAGTATTAATGCAGTACCGTGCTGATTTGGATAGACAATCACACCGTGATTCTTATCTAAGTCAATTGCCATTCAGAGTGAATGGTAGAGCAAAGCAACTTTTAGCTTATATGGATACCCAACCACACTATGTGTTGGATTTCCTAAAGTTATATTGTGGCTTTGAACCAGAGCCTCTTATCGAGGTATCTGATGCGGCAGAAAACCAAGACAAAGTCTTGGCAGATGCTGCTAGACAAGTCCGTACGGATGTTCCTAAAATCCTATCCAAATGGATTGATTGCTTGTATAATTACTCTGTAACTATCAAACATCAGTCTTATATGGATGCTCGTTCCGGCAAAGGGGTAGCTGGCTTATTCCGTAAGCTAGCAAAGTCCCATACCTGGAAAAGTTGGATTCGTTATTGGAGCTTCTGGTGGCGTGTGTTTGATGTAACTCACATCAATCCCCGCTATCAGCTTACACCCGCAAGGTGTGAGAGACTTAGGGAAGCCTACTTCAATAATCCAAGCCAATATGTTGATGCTCAGTGGAAAAGGATGAAAGATGCTGGCTACTCATACTCATCTGGGTATGAGCTAGATCTTATGAACCTTGCAGCAATGCAAAGTTACATTAATGATCCAATCCAGGACGATCGTGAGAAAGTTCTGAGTGCTTCATCATTCAATTTCGTCACATCAGAGATAGATGATGATAACTTTACGTTATGGTCATCATACTTTGATAGTTACGATCCTTTCACTGGCGAATATTCTGCCGAGAAGCCAGCAAATCTTCCTGAACAGGATTTCTTTCAAGGTACATATGTTGGATCTATCCACCATATTCCTAAGAAAGGAACTGTCAAGAGAAGATCAATTGCTGCTCCCAACAGATTCATCCAATCTTCAATGGTTTATTGTCAGAAAGTCTTTGAGAACTTACTTCGTAGGTTCCCAAATGACTGTACTTTCAATCAATCAAGGAGAGATAAGATGATACTGGATCATTGTAACAATAAGTCGAAATATGCTGGTTCTGTTGACCTTCACCAGGCAACAGACCATCTTCCTCTTTCTTGGGGAAGACTTATCATAGATCGTCTGATTGCTCCTCAATTCAGTAATATGGATGAACGTGTCGAAAGGTCTTATAGACTATTTATCGAAGTATCCCAATGTACTTGGGAAAACGACGGTATTCATAGTCGATGGAGGACAGGCCAACCTCTTGGTTGCCTACCTTCTTTTGACCTACTAGGCATCACCCATAATTGCTTTCTTGAGTCCATTTCAGCGTACTTGGGCTACAACAGTAGTCCATACAGCGTTCTTGGAGATGATACAGTAATGTTCACACCTTTACTTCGTAAAGGCTACATCAACATAATGCAGCTTCATCACATTCCACTAACCCTAAGCAAGAGTTACGAAGGTAATCTTGTAGAGTTTGCTGGAAAGGTTTTCATTAAAGGACAACCGATCAGATTCTCATCTGATCACAATCCAATTACCTTTAATAATCTATTCGATTATCAAAGATCAACTGGAGTTGTTATCCCATATGATCACCTACCAGATGGTGTGAAGAAGAGGATTATTAAGCAAGTTTCCTTGGCCTTCATTGGATCTTCACCTAAGACTAAGTCTGATTTGCTAACTAAGTTAGCAAGACAGGCCTATTGCTTAGCCCAATATGATTCTTTGAATTATATTGGAGGTCCACTTGAAAAGAAGATTTTCAAGGACGAGCAACTAATCACATCTTATTACAAGTATATGGCTCTCCACGAGAAGGAAGAAATTCCTGATCCGAAGAAGTCATCATATCTTGTAGATAAGACCGGTAAACCATACCATATTTCTCATATGGATATTAAGGTTTATCGAAGAGAGAGCAGAAAGGATCAATGGTTTAAACAGAAGTATAGACCTTGTCCTACCACTCTACTGATTGATTGTGCACTATCAGCCTTAAAGGACAATAATGCACCTGGTACAC